CTAAAAAAGATGATGTTATAAAATATACTAAAGTAGACTTAATTGATACTACATATCAAAGATATTCTTTTGAAGAAAATGGCTTCGTAGATATTGAAGTTGTTGAAGATGTTAATGTTGAAAGTGCCAACATTTCAATTCACTGTGAACCACACGATAACTTCTTTACAGAACAAATGCTTGTTATGGAGTCTTTGCCTCACTAGCATTTAAGATATTATAAATAATAAAAACCCCCAAAGTATTTTTACAATGGGGGTATTTTTTTAAATTTATGTTATTTGCAAGGGTATTTGTTATACCACTCTAAATAACGTGTTCCATTCATAGATGACCATGCCGACCAATCTTTTCCACCCTTAGTCATGTGAAATGTAATTTTTGAATTAGTAACTGGATTAAACAGTTCAACATTTGAATCTAAATCAAATTTTTCTCTTCGATCAGAACCCAGTTCTCCCATCATATTTATTTGAAATACCCCATAAGAACTATCACCAGTCTCTGTATTACCATTAAAGGCAAAAGGTCTTCCATTGGATTCAGCCTTAGCAACTGCACATGCTGATCTTAATGAATTACCTTTAAAACCTATAACCTTTAATAATTCAACTAACTGCTCATCAGTTAATTTATGAGCATTTTCATATTTTTTTAATATTTTGTCCTTAGAAACTAGAAAAGCCCCTTGAGGGGCTGGAATAACTTCTATAGACTGCTTAGTCAATAAATTATTATCTAAAGCATTAGCAGAATTGCCAAAAGGCGCAATTATTCCAACGATAGATAGTAACCCCAACCAAACCTTCTTTTCAATGTTTCTCATTAGTGTTACCTCCTTAGAAACAAAAACTACCTTTCGGTAGTGTATTAATTATAACATGATTTAGGGATTAAAATCAACTTTATCAATATGCCCGCACATTTATTAAAAATATTGCTTTAGGAAGTGGTATAATAATAAGATTATGGCTACTGGTGCAACCGCAAACTACGATCTTCCTTATCCGCTTTCTAGCGATCCAGTAAACATTCATGAAGATTTGCAAGACTTAGCGGAACAAATTGAATTAATCCTTCCTAATCTTGTAAATCATACAATAGAGGTTAGGAATATAAGTGGTGCCACAATTGCAAAGGCAACACCAGTTTATATTACTGGATTTAACACAAAAACAACAATAGGAAAATGTGACTCTGACACCATTGCTACATTTCCAGTATTAGGATTAACAAGTTCTGCAATTGGAAATAACACAGATGGGGTTGTTACTGTTTCTGGTGTAATTCTTGATGCAAATACAAATTCATTTACTGCTGGCAATGTTCTTTATGTAGCAGATGGTGGAGGATTAACAGCAACACAACCAGCAACTGGTTCTGGAGCAGTAGCAATAGTCGGAAAGGCTAATGCAACTACTGGAATATTAATTGTTGGTCAGCCAAAAGGCAACGGTAGTTGGGGATCACTGAAAGCAGGATTATCATAATGGCAACACTAAGATCGTCACAACAAAATTCTTATTCAGTTGGTTTAACACCACCAAACGTATTGTGGACAGTTGTTCGTGGAGATACTGCCTCATTTCGTGTTTATGTTACGGATGATAATAAAGATCCGTTAAATATTCCTGACTGGACAATTGCAATGGAAATTAAAAGACCAAATACAAAGCCTGGAGACTTTACAGATAATGCAGAACTAATTGTTGAACTTGAGCCAGTTCAAACAGAGGCTGATGGTGCTGGAGAATTTACAGTTTCAATTACAGCAAATGAGTCTGTATTGTTAGAAACTGGGGATATTTTTGATATTGAGTTAAGTGATGATTCTAGGGTTTGGACAGTTGCTCGTGGCACAATGTCCATAATTGAAGATGTAACTAATAGTGAGTCATAATGGCGTCCGCTGTTATAATTGATGTAGATAACCACAAAGCAAAAAAAATAAACTCTGTTGATTATCCAATATCTCAAATAATTTATAAAACAAGATCATTAAAGATTAATGAAATACTACCATTCAGAGTTAGGTTTAGCACTATTGGAATTGGTACAGCATATTCAAATGTTCCTGGAATTGGTCTTCAAATAATTGGCATAAATAATTATATTTTATAAAAGAATGATATAATACCAATATGGCAAAAGTATCAATTGCAACAATAAAGACCAAATTTGAAACTGGCGATAGGCCAACACAAGAAGACTATGTAGATTTAATTGATAGTTCTTCTGCTAGATCTACCGATCTTGGTTCAGATGGTAATAATGAGTCAACAATCAATGGAATTGAAAACTCAACAGTGTTTGATAACTTTTTAGCAAGCGAGTGGAGATCAATGAAATATATGATCTCTATTAAGCATGTTGCAGGTGGAGGAAATAAATACTCTTCTACAGAATTGTCTATATTAGTTGACGGAACAGATGTATCCGTTAGTCAATATGGAATAGTTGAAAATGATGGGAATATTGGCACCATCTCTGTTTCAAGGGCTGGAGATACAGTTTCACTAACTGTTATTCCAGTAGGGGGAATCACACCTATAACTCTACGCTACATGCGTATGGGATTAAAGGCCTAACCAAGGAGATAAAAGATGGCAACCGTAACAAAAGATTTTAGAGTAAAATCGGGACTGATAGTTGAGGGATCAACTGCGACCGTTAATGGAAAGAACATAATCACAGCAGGCACAGTAGATGCTAAGGGTGATTTAATTGTTGGTAGCGCAGACGATGCAGTTGCTCGTTTAGGAATTGGCACAAATGGTCAAGTACTTACAGCAAACTCATCTGCTACATATGGTGTTGAATGGTCAGCCCCAGCAGCAGTTGGTGTATTTGATACAAGTATTACATTTGAAGGTGCAACAGCAGATGCTTATGAGACTACACTTACAGTTGTAGACCCAACAGCAGACCGTACAATTACACTTCCTAACGTAACAGGTACTGTAATTACAACTGGTGATACTGGTACAGTTTCAGCAACAATGCTTGCTTCAGATTCAGTAACTACTGTAAAGATTTTAAATGCAAACGTAACAGCAGCAAAACTTGCTTCAGATTCTGTAGAAACAGCAAAGATTGTTGATGCTAACGTAACTAACGCTAAACTTGCTGCAGACTCAGTTACAACAGCAAAGATTGCAGATTCAAACGTAACAGCAGCAAAATTGGCTGCAGACTCAGTTACAACTGTAAAGATTCTTGATGCTAACGTAACAGATGCAAAACTTGCTTCAAACTCAGTTACAAATGCTAAAATTGCAGATTCAGCAGTTGATACAGCAGAAATTGCTGCAAGCGCAGTAACAGCAGCAAAACTTGCTACAGATTCTGTAGAAACATTAAAGATTAAAGATTTAAACGTAACTACTGGAAAACTTGCAGACAGTGCAGTAACTACAGGAAAGATTACAGATTTAAACGTAACTACTGGAAAACTTGCAGACAGTGCAGTAACTACAGGAAAGATTACAGATTTAAACGTAACTACTGGAAAACTTGCAGATCTAAGTGTAACCACTGGCAAACTTGCAGATGGCGCAGTAACCACAGCAAAAATTACAGATGCTAATGTAACTGCTGGTAAACTTGCTGCAGACTCTGTTGAAACAGCAAAAATTGTAGATCAGGCAGTAACTTCTGCAAAGATTGCTAACGATACAATTGTAGATGCAGACATTAACTCAGCAGCAGCAATTGCACAGTCAAAGATTTCAGGACTTACAACATCACTTAGCGAAAAATTAGCAACTGCTGGTGGAACAATGTCTGGTGCAATTGCAATGGGCACAAACAAGATCACAGGTCTTGGAGAGCCAACATCTGCACAAGATGCAGCAACAAAATCTTATGTAGACACAACAGTTCAAGGAATTGACTGGAAAGCATCAGTACGAGCAGCAACAACTGCCAACGTAACACTTGCTTCTGCTCTTGAAAATGGTGACATTCTTGACGGTGTAACCCTTGCAACAGGTAATCGTGTTCTTGTTAAAGATCAATCAACCGCTTCAGAAAACGGTATTTATGTAGTAGCATCCTCTGGAGCACCAACTCGTTCAATTGATGCAGATACAGGTGCTGAAGTTACTTCAAACTTTGCGGTATTCGTAGAAGAAGGAACAGTAAACGCTGACTCTGGATTTACATTAACAAACAACGGTGCAATTACAATTGGTACTACATCACTTGTCTTTACCCAGTTTACTGGTCTTGGACAAATTATTGCTGGTACAGGATTAGACAAGACTGGAAACACTCTTGATATTGACGCAACTGTAACCACAAATGATGGAACTCAAACCCTTACAAATAAAACACTAACAAGTCCAACACTTACAACTCCTGCTCTTGGAACTCCAGCATCAGGTGTTATGACAAATGTAACTGGTCTTCCAGTAGCAACTGGTATTTCAGGTCTTGGAACTGGCGTAGCAACATTCCTTGCAACTCCATCTAGTGCTAACTTAGCAGCAGCAGTAACTGGTGAAACAGGATCTGGCGCACTAGTATTTGCTGAAAGTCCAACCTTGGTAACTCCAGCACTTGGAACTCCAGCGTCTGGAACAATGACAAACGTAACTGGACTACCTATTTCAACTGGTGTATCTGGTCTTGGAACTGGCGTAGCAACATTCCTTGCAACTCCATCTAGTGCAAACCTTGCATCAGCATTAACTGATGAATCAGGATCTTCAACAGTAGCATTTACTAATAGTCCAACTTTTGTTACACCAACTCTTGGTGCAGCAGCAGCGACAAGCATTGCTCTTCCAGATGTTCTTCTTGGATCTGCTCTTGCTACCGCTTCAACTTCAGCAACAACAATTGATACATGGGCAGTAGCAACATATTCATCTGCTAAATATATTGTACAAATGAAAAAAGGTACTGATATTGAAGTAATTGAACTACTTGTTACAGTTGATGGATCAAATAACGTTTACTTAACAGAGTATGCAGATGTAATCAGCAATGCTGAACTAGGAACTACTAACGCTGTTTACAGTGGTGGAAACGTTCTTCTTCAGGTAACTGGTGCATCAGCAGATACTGATGTTAAAGTAAGCAAAACTTATATCGAAGCATAATTAAGGATAGGAGTCAACTGTGACATCAGGATCAGTAACAGTAAATAAAGACTTTAAGGTAAAGCACGGGCTAAACGTAGCCCTTGGCGGTACTTTTGGATCAACTGTCACAGTTGCCACTCCTACTGAAAATGCACATGCAGCAACAAAACTATATGTAGACACAGCGGTTGGAACCCCAACAATTGGAACAACACAGCCAGCAACTCCAGCAAATGGAAATTTATGGTTTGATACAGTAACAGAACGCATACATGTTTACTATGATTCTCAATGGATTGCAATTGCTACCCTTGAAGATTCTGAAATATTGCCTGATCATATTCATGACACAGCAATTGATGGAACTGGGTTGGTTGTAAGTAGATTTATTGATGCTGGGTTTTATTATGAACCTGGAGTTCTTGTAAGTGCTGGACTTTATAACACTACAGAATTTGAAACAACGTACGACGGCGGGACTGCAATAGATAATTTTAATTAATAATCTGTTATAATATAACTAAGTATAAGGAGCAATAAATGGCAACCAGAATGCAACAACGTAGAGGAACTGCAGCGCAGTGGATCTCTACAAATGGTGGAGCAGGACCAGTATTAAATGCTGGCGAAATGGGTTGGGAATCAGATACAAATAAATTTAAAATTGGTGACGGTGTAAATAACTGGACAAGCCTAGACTACTTCTCTGATATTAACTCTACTGTTAACCCCGCTTTTGGCACAAGCATTACTTTTGAAGGTGCTACCGCAGATTCTTACGAAACAACTCTTCAGGTAACAGACCCTACTGCTGACCGAACAATCACTTTCCCTAATGCAAGTGGTACCGTTGTTTTATCTGACGGTAGTGGAAACGTTACAGTCTCAGGAGACTTAACAGTAAGTGGTACAACTACCACTATTAATAGCACAACAATTAATGCTACAACAGGAATTGTTTTTGAAGGTGCTACAGCAGATGCTTTTGAAACTACAGTAACAGTAACAGATCCAACAGCAGATAGAACTGTAACATTTCAAGATGCAACAGGAACAGTAGTTCTTAGAGATTCAACAGATACTCTAACAAACAAGTCAATTTCACTTGGTTCAAACACAGTTACATCAACACTTGCTCAGTTAAATACTGCAGTATCTGATGCTGACGTAGCCTCTCTTGCAGGTACTGAAACACTCACAAATAAAACAGTTAATTTAACTTCAAATACACTTACTGGAACAAAAGCACAATTTAATACTGCAATGTCAGATGCAGATTTTGCTACACTTGCAGGAACAGAAACTTTAACAAATAAGACCTTAACTTCTCCAGCGATTAATACACCTACTGGAATTACAAAGACAGACGTTGGTCTTGCAAATGTTGACAATACAGCAGACGCTGATAAGCCAGTATCTTCTGCAACAACTACAGCACTTGGTCTAAAGGCTAACCTTGCTTCCCCAACATTTACAGGTACAGTAACTCTACCATCAGGCACAGTTACTTCAACAATGATTCTTGATGGAACTATTGCTACAGCAGATATTGCGGACTCAGCAATTACATCAGCCAAGATTGCTGATGGAACTATCGTTGCTGGAGATATTGCTGACGGTGCTATCACAAGTGCAAAAATTCTAGATGGAACCATTGTTGATGGAGATATAAATGCAACAGCAGCAATAGCACAATCAAAGATTTCAGGATTGACAACAGACCTTGCTGCTAAGGCTCCACTTGCTTCACCAACATTTACTGGTACAGTATCTGCAGCAGCCCTTACTCTTTCTGGAGACTTAACGGTAAATGGAACAACTACAACAATTAATTCAACTACTCTTGCAGTAGATGATAAGAATATTGTTCTTGGTGATGTTGCTACACCTACAGATGTAACTGCTGATGGTGGCGGTATTACATTAAAAGGCACAACAGATAAGACATTTAACTGGGTAGATGCTACAGATTCATGGACATCTTCAGAGCATTTAAACCTTGCTTCAGGTAAAGCATATTCTATAAACGGAACTGCTCTTAAAGATGTAACTGAAACATTAACTAATAAAACTTTAACATCACCAACATTAACAACTCCAGTACTTGGAACACCATCATCTGGTACTTTAACAAATGCAACTGGTCTTCCAGTATCAACTGGTATTGCTGGTCTTGGTACAGGCATAGCAACAGCATTAGCAATTAATACAGGTTCCGCTGGCGCACCAGTACTATTTAACGGTGCACTTGGTACGCCTACAAGTGGTACTCTTACAAATGCAACAGGCTTACCAGTAAGTGGTATTACAGCATCTACTACTTCAGCACTTGGTGTTGGTAGTATAGAATTAGGGCATGCAACAGATACAACTATTGCTAGAAGTGCTGCTGGTACTGTAACTATTGAAGGAAATGCAATATTAGTTTCAGGTGGAGCACTTGGTACACCATCTTCTGCAACTTTAACAAATGCTACAGGTCTGCCAGTAGCAACTGGTATTTCAGGTCTTGGAACTGGTGTAGCCACATTTCTTGCAACCCCATCATCTGCAAACCTTGCTTCAGCAGTAACAGATGAAACTGGTAGCGGTGCGTTAGTTTTTGGAACTGCACCAACATTAACAGATGCAGTACAGGTAAACCCAATTCTTCGTGGACCAGAAGAGCGTTGGTCAGTATCAGCAACCGCTGCAACTGGAACAATCGCTTTAGATACTTTAACAAGTGGAATTTTATATTACACTTCAAATGCAAGTGCTAACTGGACACTAAATGTTCGTGGTAGTTCAGGAACAACACTTAATAATAGCCTTGCAACAAACGACTCTATTACAGTTGTATTTTTTGTTACAAATGGAGCAACTCCATACTATCAAACAGGATTCCAAGTTGATGGCTCTAGCATAACTCCAAAGTGGCAGAATGGTACAGCACCATCTGCAGGTAATGCAAACAGCATCGATATTTATTCATACACTATAGTAAAGACAGGAAACGCTGCTTTTACAGCCTTTGGATCACAAACGAAGTTTGCATAAGGGGAAAATAAATGCCCATTATTGGTGGAAGAGGAGCAGGTGTAAGAGGTTTAGGTTTTCAGGGTGCGGGAAAACCTAATGCACCTGTAAGCGTTTCTGCAACAAATATTGGCACATCTCGTGCATTTAACAATGGTGCAGCAAGCGTTTCTTTTACATCTGGTGCAAATAATGGTTCACCAATTACATCATTTACAGTTACTTCATCCCCTGGCGGTTATACAGCATCTGGTGCTTCTTCGCCATTAACTGTAGAGGGTTTACAATCTAATACTGCTTATACATTTACAGTAACAGCAACAAACGCAGTTGGAACTTCTAATGCTTCTAGTGCATCTAGTTCTATTACAGCAACAACAGTTCCAGCAACACCAGCAGCACCAACAATTAGTTCAGTTTCACAAACAGCAACAGACATTGTAACTTGGGTAGCACCAGCAACTGGTGGAAGTACAATTACAGGATATACATGGGCATCTAGTGATGGTAAGACAGGTTCAGTAAACGGGTCAACTCTTTCTGTTAACGTTGCTCAAGAAGCAGGAACAGCCCAAACATATACAGTATATGCAACAAATGCTAATGGAAACTCTTCTACATCTGCAGCATCTACTTCTTTTACAAGTTTTAGTTTTACTCCATTTGGATTTAGTCCGTTTGGTTTTACACCAGCACCTCCGTTTGGATTTTCACCATTCTCGTTTACCCCATCATTCGATGGAGGCGGTTTTAGTTTCTCTCCTCCAGGTTTTGGTTTCTCCTGGAGTAACTCAATTGATGTTAGCACTAAAGTTAGAACACCAGATGGCTTAAAGTCTGCTGGAAGTGTTCAAATAGGAGATACTTTATTAGCATTAAATATTCCATCAGATCTTGATGATGCAGAATGGACATCTTGGATTTCAAATCCAGATAACTTTACTGCAAATATTACAGAAACAACTGTTACATCTGTTAGACAAAACTCTTCATCAGAATATATTTATATAGATGGAGACTTGTTTACTCCAACTCACTATATTTTAACTAAAAAAGATGATGTTATAAAATATACTAAAGTAGACTTAATTGATACTACATATCAAAGATATTCTTTTGAAGAAAATGGCTTCGTAGATATTGAAGTTGTTGA